CCCGTGAGGGGTGATCGCAACTGGTTCTGGTCGAACCGGGCCACGCAAGTGGTTTCTGCCCAGCATATCCGAAAGGAGCACTGGTAGGTGTTCAACCAAGCAGAAGCTCATCGTCGGTTATTATCATGTGGACTGACCTCCACACAAGCTACCCAAATCGTGAACCTAGTTCAGAAATGGATTAGGTGTAGCGGTGAGGAATGGACAGTCGACCGGATCAAACTGATGAAGGTTGATCTGGCTCGGCACTTCGCAGGACTCTCCCCGGCGCCTAAAGTGCATCAGAAGGGAAATCCTTCTGATTCGTACCTGAAGCACCGGAATGGCATCCCATCAGGACCCTTTGGGGTTCTGTGGAGGATTCCGCGGTCTCGCTTTTGGACGGCCTGGAACGCGATAATGGTTTATACCGGAATCGTCTTCCTAGACCCGGACCTGAAAGCCACACCTCGTCAGATTGCGAAAATGACGAAGGCGGTTATGAGGCCCATGCCCAAAAGTGACGCACTGGCCGATGGCCTGGCTCGTATTGGGATGAGTCCACTGGGAAGTAAACTCAGTGGAAGAGTAGGTACCCTATCTGGGGACCCTCTAATCCGATTTAATGCGAGCGACAGTCGTCGGGCGCCAGTGGAATTCACCACGCATCCTGAAAAGGAGGGCGTGTTGTCGTCCGTCGTGTACCTGATGCACCGATCGGCTTGGACAGCCTCTCGGTGGCACATGATTGCACCGACTCTCGTGGGCATAGAGAATCCAGTCATGAGAATGCTGGAGCTCAATATGCAGGACGAGTTGAAAGCAGATCCGTCTTGGTCTCCCGAGACGAATCAGGAGCTTCCGTGGATGGGTGTGATAGCACTCATACCTGAGCCAGGTATGAAATTGCGTTTCGCAGCCAATCCTGGAAGAGTTTACCAGTCCCTAACTGGACCGCTGGGTCGGAGATTGTTTGGCCTGCTTCGGCAGATACCGAATGACTTCACCTATGACCAGGATGCAGGGATTGCTTTCGTCAAAGAGATGCTCGGCCAGGGTCGACCGTCCGTGTCTACGGACTTGTCGAACGCAACCGACAACTTCCCTTTGGAACTCGAATTGGCTTTTCTTGCCAGAATCGGGGTAGAGCCTGAGTGGTTACACCTGCTCAGGGACCTCTGCCGCGGTGACTGGTACTACGCGAACCGGAAGTCATGGAGGCCTAAGCCCCCATGGTACATCGGTGCTGAAAAGCTCCGGTGGACCGTTGGGTCACCGTTAGGAGTGTATCCGACATTCGCTGCATTTGCACTAGGTCATCATGCCTTAGTGCAGCAGATAATGCAAGAGTGCGGAGTCGAGCCGGACGATCGGGGTCGTTACCCATACGCAATTGTGGGTGATGATGTCACGATCTTCGACAACCGAGCTGCTGCAATCTACCGTAAGGTGATGAATGCACTCGGGGTTCCGGTGAGCGAGAGTAAGACACTCGCTGCACCGTCAACCAGTGAATTTCTCGGACGTCTGATCACTGCAGATCAGGTCATCCAAGGTTTCAAGTGGAAAGGTCGATGTAGTGATTACTCATTCATCGACCTTTGCCGAAACCTTGGGCCGGGTGCGACTGTTCTCTTACGGAAGCGCCAACGCGCAGTCATTGACATGATTGCGCCGTTGCCCGAGCCGTTGGGC